GCGCTTGCTGAGGCGGGGGCGCCGCAAAAGGATCGTTATCGACCGGAACAAGGGTAGCCATTATGGAACTACCTTGAGGTATTTGCCGGGACGGTTCGGATCTGGCACATAATAATTGCCATCCAACGCCTTTTTAGCCCCGGCTATAGGAGGCGGTTGGTCAACCTGGCTATTCGTCTGCGGAGCGACCCCCGGCGCTTGCGTTCCAATTGTGGAATAACCGCCAGCATTGAATTTATCGATGACCGGCTGGAAGATATTATCCTTGCCGTGCTGCTGACGCCATTGATCCTCGAAAGCCTCATAAGAGGGTGGTTTTCCGCTTCCGCTGACTTGCTGCTTGTACTGCGACCAGCCGTCGGCCAGGTCCAGAGCGTGCTGCTGTTCGGCCAATAGCACATCACTCACCGCCTCGTTTGAGCCGGCCTGATTTTCGATGTTCGGATACATCTTTTCGATGAACTGACGTTCAGCTACCGAGAAGTTGGAAGCCGGAATGCCCTTACCGGCGCCGATAGACTCCGAAACCATCTTGTTCGACATTTTCTGTGCGATTTGGTTATCGACGGCTTGGTTAGGATCAATACCCATTTCCTTCAAGCCATCCGGCCCGATACCAAGCGAACTGGCGAGAGCGCCAGCCTTCCCCAGCATCCCAGAGAGAGGCCCTGTTTGCGTTTTTGCAAGAACGTCTTTGAGCAGGCTAATGCGCGACATGACGCCCGGCGCTGCATCTGCGGCAGAAAGCATGGCGGAACGCCGCGCACCTGCGTCTTTACCAGCCTCCGCAGCCTCCGCGCTTTCCCCCGTGTAAGTAACGGTTTGGGCTCCCTGTTTACGATAATTGACATCAAACTCGTCGGCGGCCGCTCGCGCATCCTGATCAGAGAGTCCCTGAGTGATGCCCTGATTGTATTTATTGGTGTAGAATGCCTCTTCCGCACCGGGACGCGGAACGCCGGGGAACATCTCACGGACAGTCTTTTGTCCTGGCTGCAACTGACTGCCGCCGCCCATCGCACCGCTAGATCCTCCGGCCCCTATTCCCGAGGCCATTGCCGCTTGCTGCGGATCGTTCATGTCGAGAACGTGCTCGACGCCGTTGATGTCCGTCACCTTCTGGTAATTCGGCGCGGAAACAAAACCCCTCTGTTGACCCGTGAACCTATCATAGAGCCCTGTTCCACCAGCCGTGGCAATTGGCGTTAGCTCATGCGGCATGATCCGCGTCATGAACGCCTGATTGATCATGGCCTTTTCATTCTCGGAAACGTAGGGGTTTTGCATGACGGCGGTATACTGCTGCATGAGCTCGGGCGAGAGGGGACCTTGACCGCCCTGCGCCGGACCTTGAGGCATGACGGCTTGCGCAACCTTCTGGCCTCCAGCGGTTAACGGAGGAGCTGTAGCATCACCGCCAGCGCCACCAACAGCATTCGCAACAGTTTGCTGGCCGGGCGTCAAAGGAGGTGCCGAAGGTGCGTTTCCGTCTCCTGCGACTGCACTCGCAACGACCTGCTGGCCGGGAGACGGCGCACCTATGCCCTTGTTGAACAGCATGCCGGCGCGCGGATCAACGGGAGGGAGCGGGATATTCGTATCGGGTGCTGGCGGTTGTTGAGCCGCTGCCTGTGAAGCCCCTGCGGACGGATCGAGGCTTGCGACCTGCACATGTCCCGTAGGAGGAGGCTGATCGGCAGTCTGATCTGGATCTGGAGCAGAGGAATTTTGCGAAGCTCCCGCGTTTGGCGCAGGAGATGGCGCAGTATTTCCTGCTACCGCATTACCACCAAAACGTTGAAAGGCATCATTAGCGTAAGATAGGCGATTTCCCCACCCATTAACGGCAGCAGGATCTCCCCCTGGCTTATACCCCTGTGGCGCCTCATAGCCCAGAAACGCAGCAGCCGCGTCCCCCGGCGTTTTGGCGCTTAAAAGCTTATCCTTTATCGAACCATATCCATTATTAAGCTCCCAATCTGCAAATTGCATCTGCGTGTTGAGGTCAGATGGATCTAGCCCTTTAGTCGAAGCGAAATTATTGAGGTTTGCAAGTCTCTCTCGATTCCACTGACCGATATAATGAGACCCTCCCTGATAGCCAGGTCCCGCTGGAATAGAAGGATCCCCGACCTTCTGCCCTGAAATCACTGTGGGAGAAAAACTGCTTTCTTGCATCCAGTTGCCGACGATGCCAGAAGCCGCAACTGGCCCATATTTTTGCGAGAAATAATCAAAAGCCTGTTTTGCTGCACCATTCCCGCCAATAGTAGCACCGGAGCCTGCGCCGCTATCGCTCGTTTGCCCGGGGGATGGAGCAGCCGCGCCAGTGCCGGGCGTGCCTGAGCCGCCATAAATCCTATTCAGGAACCCCGCTTCCGCTTGCGCACCTCCCTGCAAGCCTTGCTGGTACTGGCTAGCCGCTTGGTTCTCCTCATAGCCGCCGACAAGCGCGTCAGCCACCCGCGCCATGCCCTGCGTCCAGGAGCGAATGGGCGACGAGTCCGCGCCAGCCCGCCGCATTTGCTGTGCTTCCAGCAAGCGCTGGGCAAGGATCTGCGGAGGCAGAGGAGCCGTCTGCGGCGTCTGCCCGTTAGGCAATACCCCGGATAGGAAGGAAGGCGCTTGCGGTTGCGCTTGCAGGGCCATTAAAGCGGCTCCTAATATTGATTACCGGTGCCGTAGGCGGGCTGATTAGCCATCGCAGCCATGGCAGCCGGAACCGGAGAACTTGTCGGCTGCGACGACGGTCCGAAAATGCCGCCCATGCCGAAGGGATTCATTCTCTGCAATGGCGACATGACGCCAGGAGGCGCCCCACCTTGCGGCATTTGCTGGCCGTTCTGACCGCCTAAAGCATTCGCCACCATGTTCATGCCCTGCGTCCAGCCGGCCTGCGCAGCGGGAGATTGCGGCATGCTCATGTTCTGTTGCATGGCATGTGGCTGCATCGGCTGAGACTGCCTGAACGAATATTGCTGATTTCCCATCATGCCGCTGCTTCCTCATAATTGACGTATTTCGTTCCGCCGATCTCACGCACGGCCCATGGCTTCACAAGTTCGACTTCCTGCGCCATCAATCCAATATCGGGACGATTGTCGTTCACGAAGCGATAGGAGTAGACGGATAAGCCATTGGAGAGGCGGCCGAGCCAGACGATATCGGTCTTCAAGCGTCGATCCGACCTCATCCAGGCGCCACCCAGCGCGCCTACTGTGCCGAAGATGCCGCCCATCATGGCGTTGTTGTTGGCGACCTTCTGATTATAAATCTGCATCTGGTCTTGGAAATTGTTCTGCACAGCACCCAGATAATCAGCCGGAGCAATCGTGCTGGCCGGCGTCTGCCCGAAGGTCGGGTTGGTGACCTGCGATCCGGACATCAGAGCACTGATTTCATTTAGGGGCTCTTGCCTCGTCAGCAAGCCGGCCTTCAGACGGTCCTGATAGTTTTGCTCTTGATTCTGGTAGTTTTGCTGAATCTGGCCGATAGCCGTATTATGGCCGGTTAGATAAAGTTGGTTCCACTGATCGTTGTTGGCCTGGCTATTCAACGTCATCGCATTATTATAGGCTTGCGAGCCCTGTGTGACGCCTTCAGCCGCTAACTGAGAGTTCAACGAATTTAGCGTATTACCCTGCTGCAACTGAACGCGAGGAGAATAAAGATTGTATAGATCCTGATCGATTGATGTATCAGAAAGATTAGGAGTGCCAGGCGCGTTAGGCGCCGTATAAGGCGTATCGAGAAGAGCGCCAATCTTTTGCGATTGCTGTAGCCCGATATTACCTATTTCTTGCTGCGTCGCATTATTCGTATTGTAGAGCGCCTGCTGCGTTGGCGATAGCGTCTCAGTCGCGGTGTATTGAGGAATATTGTAAGTCTTGCCGTTGGATGCAACATAGGTGCTAGAGCCGGTCTGAGCATAATTTAACGACCCATCAGGCGTAACCTGATTGGTCATATTGTTCATATTGGTCGTAATGCCGCTATCGATATTGAGACCGGTCTGCGCATTAGCGGTCGCGACCGGATCGGGCGGTATCGGAGCTTTCGGGCTTTTCACGTCACTTATTCCTCATCCACCGGCAATCTTCGCGCACCATTCCCATGATAATGGCGTCCTCGTCCCCAAAGCCGCGCCGCTTGACGCCCTCGACCCTGAAGCCGAATTTGAGTGCCGTCTCATATGTCTTGAGATCCTTGGTCTGCACCGTAATGCTGCATCGCGCGCATTTCATTTGATCAAACACATACTGCGCCGTCGCATAGATCAGGCTTCTATTTAATCCGCTATCGTTCGCGATCGTCAGCTCAACGTCAGGGCCATTCCAGCAATTGAAAACAATGCCCGCGGTGATTTTTCCCTTATCATCGGCCCATCCAAGCGCAGTGAAAGGAGGGAATAAAATGGTGCTGACACGCTCCTGAACGTATTTAGCTACCTCAGCATCTCGGCCACAAGCCAGCATCTAGAAATAGCCGCCTGGTTCGAACAGAATGTTCATTTCGGTAAGCCTGACGACTGTTTTGATAGTGGGTGCGCTCGGCAGCGAGTTGATGCCTACCGTCGCCGCGATCTGATAGCCAAAGCCGCTGACCTTCTGCCAGTTGGCCTGCGTCTGGCTGGCAGCCGGCCACAAAGCCACATCCCATAACGCGACATCCCAGAGTGGAAGATTGAGAGAGCTCGATTGCTGCGTGGCCTGCACTGGATTGAGGTTGTAATCAGCGCATACGCCTACGCCCGGCTGGATAGGAGGAGGTACGATGAAAACCGGACGGCCAAGTAGCGAGTTCTTCTTGATCCCCTTCATGCCGAGGTCGTTGAAAGCGCTAATCCATTGCGCGTTAATCGGATTGTAGGCGGTTCCGTTATAATCGGCCGAGCCGCTATCGGCCTGCAGCACGTTCCCCTTCGCGCCGCCGAAAAAAAGATCGTCCTTGCGCACCGTCCAGGTGCAGGCGTTGATCCCGGTAAAGCGACACCATGCCCCAGTGAGAGTATTCATCACATATTGGATCGCCGAAATCCCGGTCGCGGTCGGAATGTTCACAATCGCCATGTTGCCCTTGGGATAGGTCATAATTTCCCAGCCGGTATTGCCTCCATACGTGCTGTAGGACGTACTGAACGCCTCCTGTATGTTCCATGTAAATGCCTGCGCCGAAGCGCTCGCCCGATCATAGGCAATGGCCTTCGATAAAGGCATGATGCCATCTGAGCAATTGATGACCAGATCCGCACCAGAACGAAGCAAGCAGCGCCGCCCAATCGGACGCCCGATCACAAAACGCCCGACCATTGTAAAGCCGGTCGGCGTCGTCGGATCATTGCCGGAATAGATCAGGCATTCGCCTTCGGACGACAGGAATGCGCAATAGTCTTGCGGACCAAAGCCAGCGTCATGCGTCCATGTGCCACCAGCGATCAGAGAACCGCCCATGGAAAGTAAGGAGCCTAGCGGGAAACTCGTTGCCGCTCCGCCAATCGAGGCCGCCGCCAGATACCAAGCATTCTGCGTTCCCGCCTCGACAAACCACAGCCGCTGCTTGTAGTTCCAGACCTGAACCAGGGCATTTGGATTTGATGGCCCTGTGATAGCAGGCGTAGTTGCCCAAACAGTCCCGTTGAAATTCTGGGCTGGATCTTGGCCGTTGACGGCCACGAGGAATAAGCCGCCCGCTGTGGCGAAATTGATATACTGCCAGAGATTATTAGTAAACCCGGTCAGCACAGGCGCGGCAATCGAGCCACCTGGAGTGACGTCGTAAATCTTGCCGCTCACGCAGGCGAAAATATTGCTCGACGCACCCGAAACATAGGACATCAGGGTTTGAACCGGCCCAGTTTCCGCCGTCTGTGCAAACGGAACTGTCCCGTTGCGTATCCACTGAGAATCTGACCTTGGAAACCAATTGTCCATTACGACCGCGCCTTGCGGGTCCATCTCCGAAATGGCCTGATTCGCAATCCATCCTTTCGTGGAAGCCGGAATCGGATAAGCCTTCGAGATCTTGCGTAGCGGCGCCGCGCTTCGAAGGGACTTGCGCATTAGATATTGTGATCCGTATTGTCGGTGATGGAAGCGGGCCAATAACTGTCGGTCGTGACGATATTGCGCGACATTGAGATCACACGTTCGGTATTCTCGGCAGATGCATAGATATCGAAGGTCGATTCCGCCGTGCGCATTTCTTCTGCGTAATCGAGCCCCTGCGCGCGCTTCCAGCGCCATACGGTAGCCAGTGTGATCAAATCCTCCGGAATGATCGAAACGTCGGTGTCGGCCAGCCAGCGGGCTTGCGCCACGGCGCCAGCGGACTGAATCCATAGAGTCGAGGCGTAGACATAGGAAACGATCTCACCAGCGCCCAAAGCAGGAAAGAACTCAATCTGGTTGGAGAACACCCGGCGCCAGACGGAGGGCTGGGTATTGAAGGGAAGAGCCTTCAGAAGCAGGAGATCGTCTTCATTAATCGGCCCTATCAGCGGCGTCGCCGGATAAACGCTTGACGTGAAGGTCATAGAGGGTTGCAGCGACCAAAAGAGCTGGCCGCTCGCTGGAAATGTGAACAAAGTCGTTGTGCCATCGCCGGTAAAGGTCGCAGGCGTCTGCTGCTTCATTGCCAGCCAATTCCAGCGATCACGGAAATCATTGCCCGAACGCATGGCGAGCAGGATGATTTGCTGGATCGTCGGATCTGGATTGGAGGCAGCCGTTACCGGAACCGCTACCCCAACCTCCAGACAGACGTCGCTGACGATTTGAAGCAAACTCATAATCAAGCAGCCTTGGGCGGCCGCCCGCGACGAGGCCGCTCTTCCTCGTCATCATGATCACGCCTAGCCTTCAGCGCCTGGAATTGCTCCTTCAGTTCAGCCATGTCGGCTCTGAGCTGTTCATTCTCGGTGGCAAGTTTGGCAACGGAAGCGCCGTCCTTGGCTGCGGAAAGCCATGCCTGCGCCTTGGTTCGCATCTCGCGGCCATTGTACATGCGCGTGAGATTGCTATCAGCGACGTTCGCCAAGCCCTCAACGTTGAAGATATTCAGCGATTCCAGTTCAGCAATCTGTCCGATCGACAATAGCGGCCACATCTTGAGCGGCGTGCCGTCGATGTGCTTCTCGCGCTTGTTTGCCACCCAGCGGTTATAGGCATCGGCAAAGCGCGTTTTTACCTCATCATCGACCGGGCGCACGACCTGATTGTACTGATCGCCGGCGACCAGGATTTTAACCTGCTCCATTTCATCGAAAACCGGGCGCCCTTCTGCCTCAGTCTTGCGCTGGTTCTGGACGGGAACCACGAAAAAGAGCGGCGTAATACCCTTGTTCATTTCGGTGTAATCGACCTGGCCCCAATCGCCCACTGTGGCGAAAGCGGAGGCTGCCGGCATATAGTCGTCGTCATTTGCCATGATGGGCTCCGGTTAAAGAAAAACCGCCCCGGCTTTTGACCGGGACGGCTACACACAGGCTCTGCGAGGAACCTGGATTAGTTCTGCACGGAAACGTTCGGCCAGCGAAGGAAGGCTTCCACATAGATCGAGGTGGTGAGTGCCACAGCGGCATTGGTCGCCGTCGCGGCTGCGGAGAGGTTGATCGTGTAGTTGCCTGCCGTTCCGGTAATCGAGAGGATCGTGGTGGAAGCCGGAATGCCGGTGCCCGTGATCGTCTGGTTCGGATAAATACCGGGAATGGTCGCAACACCCGTGATTGCCGCCGAGAGGTTCGTCACGTTGCCGGTCGTGGCATTGTTGGATGCCGTGATCGTGTTCGTGGCGCTCGAGGTCGCCGCAAGTGACATCGTGATAGTGGCGCCCTGCAGATCCTTGATATAAGCGCCAGTAGCGATACCCGTTCCGGACAACTGCTGACCGATCACCATGCCCTTGTTGGTATTGACAGCAGTCAGGACGGTGGAACCGGTCGTCGTGGTTGCCGTGCAGGTGAACGAGGTCGGGGCCGACCAGGCATTGCCGATGCCCATTGAGCCCGCCAAGGCAGCGGCGGGCTGATTGACCTGCCCGAGCACCGCCGTGGTATTGATCGGCTTTGATTGAGCGTTGACGGTCGCGATATTCATCAACGATGTGCCGGCACGCTGTACCCAGATGCCATAGACGCCGGTCGTGGAGAAGGTATATGACCAAACGTTACCGGCATTCGGAGCGGCGGCGGGATCGCCCACACGGCCACCCAGGAAGAACGTGCCGACATCAGCCCCGAAGGGATGAATGCCTGCACCGGTCTGGGACTGTACAGCCACGTAGCTGTTATCCCACACCAGAACGTCACCCTGATTGAGCGTGAGCGCTGCCGCCACGTTGAGAAACAGATAAGTGTATTCCGATTCAGCATCGCCTCCGACTACGTAGCCGGGCGTGAAACTTGCAATCGGGAACTGACCGGCAGCACCGAACGGGCCTTCAGGAAGGTAGATGCGGCCGCCAACTGCCTCGACTTGCTTGTAAGAGATTGTCATTGTCGTGGCTCCCCATCAATTCCAAAGCACGGCCTGAAGGGAAGAATTGGAAATCGTAAGGTTT